ATCCAAAGTAGAAACAAACTCATTAAGATTCTGTCCTAACTGACCAACTGGCACATCGGCACCAACTTCAGGTTTGCCAACACGAAGACTTGGAATGTTTCCGTTTAAGACATCAGTAAAGTCTCTTATACTATCTCCAGCAGCCTGCAATTCTTTGTTTAGTTGATTGATTGCGTTGAGTTCTTGTGCTTGCTGTCTAAGGATTCTATCAAGAGCTATTCTGGCTTTGGTTTCATCTTGAATAGCTTTGAATGTGCTTGCTGTCTAAGGATTCTATCAAGAGCTATTCTGGCTTTGGTTTCATCTTGAATAGCTTTGAATTCATCGTTTCTTGTTTTGATGGTATTTTTAGCACCTTCAATAAGCAATTGTTGAGACTGACGTGCCCTCTTTTGAACTTCAGCAAGTTGTGCTTGAGCTTTGGCAACCTCTTTTGTCCTTTGCTCTGAATCTTTGATATTTGAGGCATCAAAAATCTTGTCTTCAGCGGCCTGAATTTCTATTTGGTTTGCCTGTCTCAACGCCTCCTGTCGTTGTTTGAGTGCCTTGGCAAACGAGCCACCCTCGGCCACAAGTTGGCTAAAAGTTTTTCCAACAGGAGCACGAGACAACTCGTCACTAAATGTTTTTGCCGATTCTTGTAGTGCGGTCTTGGATCTTTCGGCTGCTTGGCTTTGTTGTTTCGTGGCAACCCTAAGTTTAACCACAGCCGCCGAATATTGTTTAATTCCAGATTTTTTAAACAATGTAGTTAAAGCATCATCATCAAGTGCTGCCAATTCAGCTTCGCTTTTCCCGGTTGCACGAGAAAGTGATCTGATTTCTCTAGTGGCATCAAACGAGGCAGCGGCACTACCGCCCCCTTGAGTTAAGAGATTGCCAACCTGTTCTCGTCTTAGCTCAGACTTTCTTTCGTCGCTCAAGCCTTCTGACTGCTCGATAGTGGCAAGGTTTGCTTTAGCGTTTGCGGTAGTTGCAGTGAATCCAACAAGTGCATCAATACTTGCATTGATTGCCTCAATTTCTCTTTGTCTTGCTTGCTGTTCTGCACTTAACTCAGCCTCCACTCCATCCAAGGCAGCCGCGACACCAATACCAGCACCAATAAGACCGCCAACAAGACCGCCAACAGCAGTTCCCAATATAGGAACAAAAGAACCAATGGCAGCACCAGCGATAGCACCGGCAGCCGCACTACCTCCCGCAATAGCGAGTGCATCGTTTTCAAATGATTTAGCAGCTTTCTGCCTTTGCAATACCTCTGTGGCAGCAGCCGCCTTTAACTTGTTTGCGTTTCCGCTTCCGGTTTCTGCTATTTCTTTGAAGCCAGCGTCAAAGTCTTTTTTAGCTGCATCGGCAATAGCTTTTGCTCTGGCAGAAAAGAATTTAAGTGCAGTTACAGCAACACCGACTCCTACAATCGCACCAGTAAGAGCACCGGTAAAGCCTTTAACGACCCCACTTTTGGTGTTTTCGGACGCAGCGGATTTAAGATTTGCTTGAGTTTCAAGTTCTTCACTGGTGGTATTTGCAACGGTACTAGCAGTGTTTGCGGCCTGTGCTGTGAATAGCTGTGCAAAAGTACCAGCAATACCAGCCAAACCAGCACCAAATCCCAAAGATTCTGTCAGGGCTTTGTTTGTGGCATCATCAAAAGCACCCAACGAACCAACAACAGCACCGATACTAGCAGCCAAAAATGCGAACTGTTGTAGATTGCCTATATTTTGAGCAACACCCTGACCAACCTGTTTTGCTCCTCCGGCAAGTTTGCCAGCCCTTTGGCCTACAGCAGATTGTGCAACTGCGGCACTCAAGTTTTTAAATCTTTGAACGAGTGTTGTGCTTTCTTTGCCAGCTTCTTGTTGTTTTTTGGCAAAAAAGCCAATGGAGCTAGAGGCACTTTGGCTTTGGCTAATAAGACTTTGTTGTGCTCTCTTGTACGCCTCTTGAGTTGAAGCACCCGAAGCTACAGCTTTCTTGTAAACATCAACCGCTCGCGATGCTTGTTGTGTATTTTGGGCGAATGACTTGATGCTCTGGATATCTTTTACTTGAGTTTGCCCCTTTTGAGACAGACCCGCTTTGATATCTGCTTTTCGTGATGCGGGATCATTTTTACGAGCCTGTGCTTGTTTTTCCTCGGCTTTTGCTTGTTCTTCAGTAGCCTTTTTTGCAGCCTTAGAACTGTCTCTAAGTTTTGCAAATGCCTTATCAAATGCTTCAGCGTCGGAAGCTCCGGCAAGCAATTCTTGAGAGGCGACATTTATAACTTCAGCATATCGTGCTGTAGATTGTTCTGTTTTTCCAGCACTAACGCCAATTCTATCCAATGCACCAGCAACCGCCTCAAGGCTTCCAACATTGGTAGTGCTAAGTCCCAAACCAGCACCGGTCGGACCACCTGCGGCAAACCTTTTAAATCCAACGCTTCCACCTTTATTAAAACCCTGAACGCCTTGCTTGTTCATTTTGTTCAGGTTGCTATAACCAATACTTTGGGCAGCAGATTTGTTGAATACAAACTCGCCGGGGGTTAGCAATGCAGGAACGGTGTCTTGACCAGAAATACCGCCGCCCTTGTTTCTTTTAAGAACCTTGGCTCTAGCCGCCGCTTGGGTTGATCCTCCCACTCCCCCTGTTTTCCCGGCACTAATTTGTGTTGCCAAAGTAACTCTAGCGGCTTCTAAAAGTCGATTCGACCCCTTCTTGGTAAGACTATTTAAAGCATCTTGATTAAAGGTTCTCTTAGCATCTGTTGGAATAGACTGATCTAACTTGAATAAAGAGGAACTACTACCCAAACCGGAAGGAAAGTCAAAGATGTCATTAGCCTGAATCTTATTCTCATTAAAAGGAGTTCTGGACAAGCCGTTAAGAAAAGATTCAAAGATACCACCTTCGATCTGTTCGATATTAGATCTTTTAAATCCTTGTCTAAATCTTTGTTGATTGAAAGAAGGTTGCGTTCCGATATTTACACTGGCAAACTCTCTAGAGTATTCAGTTAGGGAGTTCTCTATACCTTTTCTAAACTTAGTAGAAACTTCATCACCCAGTGAGCCGGAATTAATACGAATTTTTATACTGTTACCGATCTGAGCAATTTTTGCAGCGTCCGTCGCACTAAGGTCTTTCGCACCACCACTAGCTCCCCCACCTAATCCTTCTTTTGCCTTTTTAAGAAATGCAGAAGAGGGAACATTTGCATCAATAGATTTTACAATTCCCTGCGGCTGTAAAAAGGCACCGCCAATTGACAGTACCCCGTCACCGGGGGTCTTATCTCCAGCAGTTCTAAGTATGGCACCGGCAGCCACTCCTGCACCAGATCCCACCTTTGCACCCTGTTTAGTGGCAAGTCTTTTTTGTAGACCGCCATCTTGAAACCTATTTTCATTCATGGCGGCAAGAGTGCTCATGCCCAGCTTTTTGACACTACTTTTTCTGATGACAAATTCACCCGGAGTCAACATAGCTGGAACGGTATCTCTGTTTCCACTGCCGGGAACTGGACCACCGCGATTAAATTTAGTAGCCCTAATTCCACTAGAAGCACCACCAAACCCTCTCAAAATTCCAATACCCTTTGCCAATCCCTGTCCAGCTTTCAAAGCAAACAAAGTGGTCAAAAGAGGTAAAACGGGTTCCAATGCCTCGCCAATTTTAATCAATGCTTGTGCCAATTTGAGCGATCCAGTAATAACGCTTCTGAATGCACTACTGTCAGTCAACTTACGAATAAAGGCATCAAACTGCTCTCTGGTTTTTGCAATTTCTGTAGCAAGTGCCTGCTGTGCTGTTTGAGCATCTTTATTGATAGATCCAGCGGCACCTTGGGCGACATTGAGTGCCTGTTGTGCAACTGTGAACTGGTTGATCAAAGGAATAACCTTACCAACCTGACGGAAACCACCAAGCTGTTCAACAATAGCAGCAAATCTATAGTTACGAGGATCAAGACCAGACAACCCCGAAGACAATCTCTTTACAGCTTCAAAAGCACCAACGAAGTTACCCTCTGCATCTTGTAAATTAATGCCAAGTTCTTTTAACGCATCTACGGTGTCTTGACGTTGAATACGTGTAAAAATAGTTCTCAAACCGGTAGCAATAGTTTCAGCACTTTCACGAGTAGTCTGACGAACACTAGTGAACAACGCAATCAACTCATTAACTTCACCACCCGCATTGGCAAAAACACCACCCACTCTACGAATCGCAGTAACAAGGTCGGCAGATTCAACAGCGAAATTCTTAGACACCGCATTAATCGAGTCTAATGTTTTCTCCAAGAATTTTATTTCACCCCCGGCTTTTGCTGCCGATGTACTAAACTGATTAAGAACAGCAATAGCACCTTCTGTTGTAGACTGAATGTCATTAAACGTAGCAGCCAACGTTGTCTTAGCCAGAATGTCTAAAGCCTTGGTTGTTTTCTGGGCACTAAGACCTGTTTGGAGCAATGTTCGAGATACGTTAAGAAGGTCGGCAGAACTAGCACCAAGAGAGGTAGAAAGTCTCGTCACCTCATCAGACAGGCCGCTCAACCTTGGGACGATTTTCCCAGTAACTTGAGATATTTTAACCAACTCAAGCTCAAAAGCAATGGCTTCTTTTGTGGAACGCTTGAAAGCATTCACCAAAGAAAGTAAAGTCCCTGTAGCAACAGTAATAACACTAAATCTTCTTGCGGACTCAGCCAGAGTCTTGTTAAGTTCGCTAGTAGACTTAGCGGACGCTTTAATGCCCTTATTAAAGTTTTGTACTTGTTTATTGGCCTGAGCCAAGGATTTAGCGTTCGTTTGCACGTTCAGCTTAACATTACCAAGGGGCTGAAGCTGCTTCTTGATTTGTTGAACTGTGCGATTGATATCGCCCCTGTTGGCCTGTACTTGCAACTGTGCAGTTAAATTAAATCGCTGTGCCATTTTTACCTTCTTATGTTAAAACTTGTGGGGCTAAAATAGCCCCACTAGATTTCCCATACCTTGATACACAATTTATGAGTCTGTGGAGGTTTTCTCAGACTTTTTTCTGGTTCGCTTTGGCTTTGTTTCCGCTACCAAATCTTCCTCCTTTTCAGCATCTTCTTTTTTGGCAGAAATAATGGGTTTTCCCTTTTCGTCCAAGAATGGCTTTCTTTCAGCTTTGTCCTTCACAACCCAAGTGGAATCACCATCTGAGTCAACGACTTCTACAACCTCCTCGCCACCCCGATTGACAAAATACCGCTGCTCTACGTCTTGCTCTTCTTGAGCCTTTTCTGTGCGATAAGCGACAAATCTACCATCTTCATCAATAAGGCGGCCCTCGGTGTCAACGAGGTGTCCCCCGTTATTAACCAAACGCAAGTCCTCATTAACAAAATCGAATTCTTTCAGAAATTTATTTTCTGTTAGCTTATTATCATAATCAGGATCTAGACCATATATCATTTGTGCCAGTTCGCCGGAAGCCTCAACAACCCAAGGCTGGTCCATACTGGCATCGTAATCTTTTTGGCTTTGGAAATAAGGACGCTTGGTTTTAGGATTTAGCATACAAAGCCTAACAAGCTCAGAAAATCTTGCATTATCGGCCTGTCCCTCCACAGAGTTTTGATCAAGCTGATTTCTTTCTGCCAGAAATTCTCTAAACTCAAAACGAAGCTGCCGAAGTTCGATTGCAACATCTCGTGCCTCAGAAAGAGGGATGCCACCGACTCTCAAAACCTCCTCCTTAGCGGCAATGTCCTCGGCGTATTGATCGTTTTTTTGCTGCTTATCTTCGTTCCAGATACCCTGTTCTTCCATGTGGTCAGACAATTTCTGTCTCAACAAAGCACCAGAATCCAAAGCCTTTCTAAAAGCCTTGTTGTACTCTATTTGAGAATCTCTGTATTCTTGTGGTCCGGGCGACTTTAACAATACCTTAACAGTGTTACCATCTTTATCCAAGCCTTCTATTTGTCTTTCTGTGTCCATTATTACTTTTCTCCTTCTTGATTGTTTGACTCAGGAACAACAGGGATGTTGATCTGATACATTTTCCGACTTACATCATAATTAGCAAATTCCGCTTCCAAGTTTCTGATTTGTGTATTGCCCCTGTCTAGTATATTTGCTCTAACCTCATCATAAATTTCTTTGAGTTGCTTCTGCTCCTCTGTAAGAACGTCTTGTCCATCGAAACCCCACAAAAAACCCAACTGTTTTTCTATGGCGTCCAAAGCCCCGATCATAGTGGTCTGGACTTTCTTTTTGCAGGACTTAAATAAAGCATCTTTTGAAACCTCTTTTCTCCTTTCCTCTCGAATGTTTCTTAAGTTTATCGAGCTTTCTAAAAAACCTTTTGTGATTTTATCTTTCACAATTCTATCCCTTTCCTTTAATTGCTTGAGTTCCTTGGTTAACTGCGTTCATATATCTTTCCTCTCTTACGTCCGAAAGCTCTTTGAAATTCATATTTCCCGATGCAGAATCTATATCCGCCTGTCTTTGTCGGACAATTCTCTTGGAAACCTCTGAATTAAGATTATGTATTTCATTAGCTTCTTCTCTATTGTTCGCCATTAGTACAACTTCTTGAGAGCCCGCGACTTTTGGTGAAAGCATATCATCAATCTCCTTGGCTTTCTTTTCTTTTTCGTATTTTTCTTTTTGCACTAAAAACCAACCATCTAAACAATCATCATCCTCAATCACCGCTTCGGCGGGCTGATCGGGAGATGAGTAAACGTTATCGTAAAGTTGACTGTATGAAATCAAAGATAACTGATTAGAATCTAACTGTATAGAGGGCTTGCCAAAAACATCGCCCCTTTTCTTAGAGGAGTTCCACATAATTCTCCAAGGATTGTCTCGTGCAACTTTTCTAAATTCTTCGGGTTTTATTGCATTTTCTGAATACATGTCAAGAATATCCGTTACACTAGCCCTGTTAAAATTATACGAATCTCCATCTTGTGTTTTTGTGGTTTGCTCAATAATCCAACATTTTCTGGCAAAAGCGGCGACACCACTGCATGTCAGGTGATCTAATGATTTTCTTTTACTTGCAGTTATGGCTAACTGTTTTTCCATTAGTCTTATACTTCTTTTTATTCCTTGTAGTTCCTTCTTTTTAAAGAAAGACTTGAAAGCCTGTATCTTTAGTTTTTCTATGTCTTTATTGATCTTTTTACATTCTTGATCATCAAAGGGCGACCATAAGTCATTTTCGATGAGTATATTGATAATATCTTCATCCAAATAACAACCGGAAAAGTAAGCCTTTTCTTTGGCCTTTTCGTAAACCTCATAAGACTCCTCAAGGATATCCATATCAGGTTCATATATGAACAAAACAAGATCGCCCAGCCGTAAGCGTAGGCGACCTTGAATTATTCTATTTAAAACTTTGCTGTAGTATATATCATCCAAATCCTAAATCCCTAAAAAGATATACTAGCTACCACCATCATCAACGAGTAAAGTGTTAAAGTTACTGTAAGAATAAGTAACTGTAGAGTTCCCACCGCCAGTGTCACCACCAGAATAGGAAACCGAAGTCAACTTGTTCTTTCCAGTCAGACCTGTCGGAGACGATGCTCCACCAAGATCAAGAACCGTACCAGCATCGTCAAACAGAACGATGTCTTGATCGGTCAAGTTCTTATCTGCACCGGAAACACTTTTCAAGTCACCAGAAGTTGCGATAACTTCAAATTCACAGGTAACTTCAATTGGGAACGAAGTAAATTTGGCATAAGGTCCAAATCGTCCAAGTTCCAAAATGTTCTCCTGACCAAAGTCAGCAGATACAGCAACACTCTGGATGTGGAATCCGCCACCTTGACCACCAGTGTCGTCACCAACTTGGGACTTAACAAGGGTCGGAAGGTCAGAACTAACAAGGTCAATATCCCTACGGCGAACAACACCAGAGTTTGGCGTGTCTGTTCCAAATTCACCATCGGTAAGACCGGCGGGGAATTGTGCCGTAGCAGTATCGCTAGTTTGGTTTCCGTCATTATTCCAGAAACGATCATTACCAACCAAAGTCACAGACTCGGTAGCGTTTCCGTCAACACTATAGTTGTAAGAAACAGACGAAATATACATACCGGAGTTCCAGCAAACATTTCTTGCTGTACCAGTTGCATTGGAAGTACCATCGTCGTAAATCGCAAGATAAACGTCACAACGAGACTTGGCAGCAGCTACCAAGTCAGTTTGACACAAACCATTGGAGGCGAGATTGAAGATAAGTTTTTCGCCATCAATGACCTTTTCCAAGGTAACTTCAACATCAGCAACATCTTCGATGTTTTCATAAATTTCAAGCTGACCGATTTCAAAAACCTGATCAAGCGTAAAATTTGAATTCATTCCAACACTTTGCAAGCCACGAACAATACCGGCAGCAGCAGGATCTTCTCCTGTTGGTGCAGCGATAACAACGGCTTGGCAAGCGTAGAATATTCTATCATTACGTGCCATTTAAATTCTCCTCTATTTGAGTTATACCCTCTGGTAAAGGCATTATTATATACACAAAAAACGCCTAAACCGGCCCCACTTCGGTTTTACAGCGTGCTACGCCCATGTAGAGATCTACAGATAATTGTGTGATATTATCCCCCCTTGTTTCATAAATAAAACATTTTCTAAAGGGGTAATTTTCCACTAATTGCGGGTATAATCCACTTGCGGTAGCATGACCACGTAGCTCTCTTTGTTTGCCATTTTCAAAAGTAAAAGGGGAAACCCCGCTCTGTGCCACCTTTGTGGTGTCAAACAGGGTTAAAGTTCTATCGTTTTGTGCAACAATGGTATCCATCAAATTAACGGTTTCCCAGTGATTCTCACTCATAACGTAGAACAAAACGTCACTTCTCACCCACTGTCCGCCACCCAACTCAAACCCCTTGGTATCTCGTGCTGGCACCACTTCTACAGCTATCGCTGGCAACTGCACCCTAGATTGTCCAAGTCTTAGCCAGTTTCCAGATCCCTGTACTTGAAAATTAGACTCATTTCTAAAGGAGTTTTGCTGAAGTTGACGAAACCAAGAAATACCCTCGGCTGGAACCACCTGAACACGCTTGTGGCTATAGGCTATTTGTACATCGCTAGATGTACTTTCAGCAGAATCAAATACAACCCGACCCAACTGATAATCAATATAAAAAGGTTTGTCTACATTACCATTAGCGTAAAATGAACCATCTACAAAAACGCCAGATATATTGATAGGTTGCTCGGTGACGCCATCTATATTGCCATCACCCTCCCAAACCCAATTCTGTCTATACCCCTCCCAGACCTGACCATCTGTATAATTTGGGCTATCTACAAGTCTTAGCTTATGTCGATCACCACCGTAAATGCCGCTCTGAGGAATGTTTATAGAGTAGAACCCGCCAGCATCCACCAAGCCCCAATCATAAAAATTTACAAAATTATCCAAAAGTATTTCAGATAATCCAGCATCTAGGACTTTATCTTTGTATAGACTTAATTTAGTATTACTTCCTCCCGGCATTATAGTATCCTCCTTATCACATTCTGAACTTCTACAGCGACTCTATCAATTGCTCTAGTAACAAAGTTGTCATCTATAGTTCCAGAAAATGCACTATTAACTTTGTATGGTGCAAATTTAGTGGACATTTTAGCTTCTCCGGTTCTTGTTGTTGGAAATGATCCAAACTCCACTCCGTATCCAGTTATGATGATTTCATCTCCCAATGTCAATAACCATGACAGCCAAGGCAGAGAACCACCTTTAATCTCCTGCTTACCTTCTGGCAGAGACAAAAGATTAGCAAAATCCGATGGTTGCAATGAAATAGTCACGCCGCCAGAAAAATTGCTGGGGTTTATTTTAACCCATTGAACAGTTAAACTGCTAACTACAGCCTCCACAATAGCATTTGAGGGATCGTTTTCCAATCCGAATTCGGCTCTTAGTAAACCGTTTGACAATGAGTTCATCTCTGGACTATCTCGCAAAGCACTGCGGAATATAGGTTCTAGCTGAGATTCTAATTGCGGAATTCTAGAACGAATCGCCTTGTTGATATCTTCAGCCAAACCCTTCCGTATTCTTTTTTCTAACTCCGCATTGGATTCCAGAAATGTAACTCTTGCCATGTTTATCCTTGTGCCCTTTTCCAGAATGTCACAACATATTTTGTGTTGTTTTGTTTAAATCCTTGAGGAAAAGATATTCCAGCCTTTTCGTATTTTGCATTGGGGTCGTATTTCTCAATTCCATCATAAGAGGGAATCAAGTATTTTGCTTTTTCTATTTTGTCTAAATCTGTCATGTAAGCGATTGTTTGAATCGACATGTCTGGAATGTTGATTTCTGCCCCAGTCTTAACCCAGTTCTTCCTATCCCAGTAAATTCTAAGCGTGATACTGTCAGTTGCTTCTACAGCCTTGTAACCTTTTCCATTGCAATAAGGACAAGGCATACCCCGATCAAATGGGTATGGACCACCGGTTTGATAAATGCTCACAGACCGATTACTTGTACCCATCGTATTCATAATGCAATTCGGACAGTCCTCCTTTTTCTCAGGATAGACCAAAGTGGCCGACCTTGTGAAAAGCAAGATAGCTTCATTGTATACATCAAAAACGCCGCTTGGGATATTAATCGCCATTAGATAATCCTATAGGTTATGTGACCACCGATGTCTCCGACAGTAGTTTGCACGTTGAGATCTTCCCCCACGGCAGTTGTAAACAAGGCTTCACCGCCACCATTTGCAGAAACTCCACCATTTGCAGCAACAACAAAGGGACCACCTATAACGGTCGTATCAGACTTGAAAGTAACTGTTGAAGCGGCACTACAAACAAACGCATACGATAAAACCTCAAATTGTCTACCGGGAATTCCAGCCCGAAGAAGTTGGGTCGCAGCGGTTTCAAGAATGTCCTGACTTTCTACAATTCCGTACATATTGTAGTCTGTAGGAAGTGCAGTTCTATTAAGGTCTGGATTCGACACATCTGTAGCCTCGCCAGTGACGGTTGAAAAAACCGTAGCACCACCCTCGTTAAAACCGTTACCACCGATAATTTTTTGTGAACTCATTTTATTTTCTCCTAACCAACGCCCAGCGATTGAAGTTGAACTGGCCGGTGCTGATTCTGTATAAGTACCATCAAAATCACACCCGTAAATTTTTATAATTTCACCATTTGTGGATACGTTTTGCCACTCAAACGCGACTTCCGCATCATCCCATTGTGCTTTAGTACCAGTTAAGCTACCAAACACAACAGTGGCAACACTTCTAAGATCTGTAAAAGAAGCGACTTGTTGACTATCAGTCAAGGGTGTACCAGTTCCCGTTCCTGAATATACTCTAGCATTTATTACAGCGGTAGCACCGGGAACAAATCCACCCTCTCTATCTACCCTAATTTGAAAAGTGTCCATGCTGTCAAAATCAGCATCAACGTTAGTTAATGTAAACCTCGCCGTCATCGTTCCGGGGCTTCCTTCATTCGCAACGTAATCGAATGAACTACTATCTGGATCATCATTACAATGTGTGTAAAAGGGGGGATCATATCGAGGGGATGTGATATCATCATGCATAATGGTGCCATCTATTACACCATCACCATCCAGCGTTAATGTTGTAAGTGTAGCCATTAGTAATATCTACCTCCATCATAACGGTTTTGACTTACCCCCCAACTACCCGGACTGTAAGGTCCGAGAATAGCAGTTCCGATAGGAGTTCCACCATCGCCTTTTTCGTATTGATACTTAGTCATAAGTTCATCAAACTTAGCACATACATCCTTGTATAGCGTTAAAAGACTACCACTAACCCCTCTAAGGTCAATGGCCGATGGACCATCTTTAATCGAAATAGCATTAGCTGATTCTGTTTTAACCTCGCTGCCAATTAAAATACAGGCAGATTTGTAAACTGTTAAAATGGTAAAGTCACTATCACCCTCATCCACTGGATCGGGAGTAATTGAAACCTGACCAACATTAACAACATATGTATTGAGAAACACAGCTTCATTTTGGACGTTATAAGCACCAACCATTAAAATCTGCTTGAGTCTTTCATCTGTATATTTTGTCTCATCCAGATCGCCAATAACCGATCTAAACATGAGAATCATATCCATTTGCCAAGGCATAATATCTCCACCTTATAGGTTTTCGTAAACTTTGAAAGTCCCCACATCAGACCTAAATGTCCCACCGCCAATAACTATTTTTGCCTGTATTCTCCATGTTCCCACTTCGTTAAAATCACCGTCTACAGAAGTATACTTGATTTTCCCATCAGTACCGTCTGTATTCAGACCCGCTGTCTTAGTAGACGAAGCACCAGAGGGGGCTTTTAAAATTAATTCTAACGTAGTAGCACTCGAAACATCTAATGCTGTGGCTGTGCCAGAAACACAGTCATTTACAGTCACCACGATGTCGGTGCCTATATCATTGTAATGTACTTCTTCTTCTGAGCAAGCCATGATTTATCTCTCTACTGTAAATTCCATTGAACGATTTATTTCTAACGTGTCGTCCAGTTGTCTATTTATACTCAAAATCTGCTCGATTTCCGTCTGAATTTCTAAATTAAACTCAGACTGGGTGTTTGTATCCAGTGAAAAGTTGATTTCCTCGGCCCTAAAAGCCGGTGGACCGGAACTATCGTGAAAAAATAAAAGTAATAGCGATCCATCTACCATTAGGGCTCTCCATGATACATAACGCCAAGAAAGAGTCTTAATACACCACTACTATTAGTTAGTCTACACACAACATCCCCAACGGCGGGAGTTACTGTAGCAGCACCTCTCGGACTAGGCATGGGAGTTGCAGTATTAAAAGCGGCATCATTGAGCGATTTATAGTTGGTAATAATTCTAGTCGTGTCACCACTATCCACTTCAAACTTCAACTGACTTGGAGCAAAGTTGAAATCTTCTCTAATATCTGTATTTGAGGGCAGGTTAAAATCAAGCCCAAAAGCCCAGCATATATCTGCGTCCACGCCATCAATTCTAGTAATGACACCCATGATAAACTCACCATCTGGGTTCGCAGAAGATTGGGCCAAATGTAAATTGATAGCAGAAATGTCTATTCTTCCGGTTTCGCTATGCGGGAAGTTTGTAGTGTCGTCTTTGTCTATCAAAACAAAATCAGTATCGCCGGTGCCAACGCTATCATCATGGTACACAGCATAAACATTACGCTCACGCTCTGTTGATGTGGTTGCAAGCTCACCATCAGAGGTCACTTTGGCGTCATACTTGGTAGCACCGGAGGAAAACTCGTCACCACGAATTTTCATTGGTACAGGGTTGGCATCAGAAACGTCCCCATCATTGACGCCATCTGCACCAACAACCATCTTAGAACGTGGATACTTCACGCCTAAAATTTCATCTGCTGCAATATTTGCACCCGCTCCGGGGGTAATTGGTACATTGTCTGCCATTTTTTAATCCTATCTAAAGAGGTCTAATTCTACCATTCTATTTATATGTAACATAAACTGTATAATGTCGGGATTGGCTACAATGTCCTCAAAGCCAAACCATCCGAAAGTGGATACTAACGTAAGGTCGTCTGTGACTGGGGCAGATGGAAACCACCCAAAAGTCGATATTGCTTGCAAGTCGGCTGTCATTAGCTTCGTGTCCTTTCACTGCCAGCTTTAGTCAGCACGAATCTAGGGGTTGTATTATCCCTGTCATAAAATGTAAATGTACCAGATGGACTTTCAACTATTTTACCAGAAGCCATAGCCAAAACATCATTCATTATGCTACCCATTGAGTTAACATCATCAAACGATGCCGCAGCAGCCTGCCACACATCCTCCATCACATATTCAGGACTAACAAGCTCATCTCTATCTACAACAGCAGTTCCCCCCGAATTATCTATTAGTTCTCCGACACCAAATACACGAATACTACCATCGGTAACGGTTGCATCTAATTCTACCCTCGCCCCATTCAACGCGATGGACATTGGTTCTGGGCCGGTTTTATTGGTTATTTTCAATTCTCCAATAAGCCCCCTAAATGCGACATTAGACCCTGCACCATTACAATCTACAATTGGAATATCCGACCCCGGCCCCGTCGCAGAAACAGCAACACACTTGTTAAACATACCTATACTAGCACCAGACAGCGTATTGGTTCCTTCTCTGATTACACATTGTTCAAAATGCCCCTGTAGACCAGAAACATTTTTTATGGCACACTGGGTAATGTATGTTCCTCCAGAAATAGTGCCAGTTAATAGAAGATTTTCAAATTCACAACCACTCAGCGTAGCACCGGGGTCAATGGTTAATTGGGTTGTCCGAGGACTGCGACCAAAGAACTTTTTATCTGTGTGATTTGAAGTCAGGGTGGCACTGTGAACAAGACGAATTTCTAAAAATCCTAGATTACCAGCAATAGTGTCAGCGTCGGCATCATTGTCAACTGGGAATTGTGTCGTTCCAAGAGGATAACCAGTACCAGAGTTTCCAACTAAAGGATCAAGCCAAACCGCACCGTTATATGCGGCGTATTGAGTTTGTTGAGGGGATACAAGATCATCCGTAACTACCGTAGTTCCAGAGTAGGTGGACGCATTTTCCCAATCCCCAATACCATGTAAACTAACCGTTCCCGCCGTACAACTACTCTCTATAGTAATTTGTCCAGCAGTAAAATTGGCTATAAATCTATCGTCTGGATGATCCATATTTCTAATTACATATTCCCCAGCGGCATTTTCTAGAGCTACCTGACTTCCACTCCCGCCGCCAGCCTGAAAATCAATCACTATCGGACCAAGGGCTGGATTTAATTCTGTTGCATCGTTCATAATGCAATTAGCACTATCTGCTATGGATATAGTTCCCGCTAAAGCACAACCATTAGCAGAACCATTAAAATTAGTAACGTTCAAAATACCACAGGTTTCGAAAAATTGGATGTCGGTAGCATCAGCGGCAGCCCCCTGTGCTCCCAATATTACACATTCTTCAAAGTTACATCTATCAATTTTAAAACCAGTCAAAGTAACAAAGGGTAGGTTCAAACCTTTAATAGTAAGATCAGATATATCTCTATCCATCGTAACGTCACCCTTTAGGACGATGTTACTTAAGGATCTGTCATCAACGGCAACAATCGCATCGGCCCAATTGTCGAATGGAGCTTGTTGATAACCATTTCCATTACTGGCCGCCGTTCCATCTAAGAATACAGATCGAATAATCTGACCATGAGTTTCATCAACGCGAGTAAAGATGGTTTCATCAACAATCGTAGCACCACCAGAATAATCAAACTTATTATTCCATTTTGCTACGCCTCGCAGAGTGATTGTGCCATTAGTAACATCGTTATCAATCTCGATATCACCACTAGACATATCAAGAAATGCCGAGTCTGCACCCGATTTGTTTCTAAGGCCAATAGCACCATTAAAGTTGGTAACAATTAACCCCGTACCAGACCCATTAAAGTTGATATAAGGTCTTGTTTGAGATCCTTCATAGCAGTCCAGTAATTGCAATGTGCTAGACCCACTAAGACTAACCTCTCCAACTATACCGCTATTTCTAACAACCCCATCAACAAAGTCGAGATTCAATGCAACCCCGTTTTCAATAACAGAATTACCATCTAAAGTGCCAGTAACCGTACAGTTTGTAAACTCACTAGCAATTACACTTGCACTAGCATCAATAGTGATTGTTGTTCTTGATGTAGACTGTCCTTCAAATACATAACTATCAAAAGTTAAGCTGCTAAGAGTGCAGTTACCAATGATGAAGAATTTATCCAAACCACGACTAGAAGCTATATTCAGAGCATCTGTAAAATTATCAACAGGCTGTCTAGATGTACCCGTTGGAAAAGCAGTTCCAGAAGTTCCGCCTGTAGTATCAACGGTTACACCGCCATTGAAACTGGCAAACTGAATATCTTGCGATTCTGAAAGTGTAGCAGAAGAAGAAGCAGTTCGGACGATTTGAGTAAATGCGGTCGGAACTACGGGCGAAAGCTGTGCCCCTAGATCATCCTCGGCTACTAGGTTGCCACCACTAATATTGCACTGAATAATGTTAAATACTTGATAATCGTCGGCTATATCAAAACTATTGCTCGATCCATTAACAAGTGTTCTAGTGGTTAAAGTGGTTGCGTTGACAACTTCATAAACATCTGCAATACTATTATCTGTAAAGTTAATTACGAGCGAGCCTCTGGCTACACCGGCTGTCACAAAATCAGCAGCAGCATCTTCAAAAGTTTGTAGACCATTAGTACCGGCACCGCTACCAGTAGTAACGGTTCCTGTTTCTGCGGGCGTTCTTCTTGCTTCAAATGCTACTTGAGCGTCTTGAAGGTTTGCGGTGATGCCAACCAAAACACCACCGCCAAGATCTTCCTTGCCAGCAGCATCAATTAGTTTGTCAAATGCTAAACCTTCTGCAAACCCCTCTTCCGATATTCTTAATGTGTCTACAAGATCCTGCACCGTTAACTCTGTAGACGGAGCAGATACTTCTACCACCCTTGGGGATGGCTGATAGTCTGCATTTACATCATCTCTGGTTGTCATAGAAATCCTACTTTATTGCTTTAAGCTCACGATCCCTCTGTTGAACAAGTGCCAAGTTTTTAGTGAACTCCGCAATAGATTTATACTCTTGTTCTATTACGGAATCACATCTTTCTATTGACTGCTCGAATTGTTCTATTTGTTCTTCAAGAGCTTGTATATTGTACGGCGGATATTGCTTTAATAGTTGTTTAATTTTTTCTGCGTCTTCTGGATTGTCCTTATTAAGTTGTTCAATTTGAACATCTCTAAAGCGACCCTCAGTAATCAACGCTCTATACTCAGAGATATTACCCTGTAAGTCTTTCTTCATATTCTTAACACGTTTGATATTTGTATTTAGCTCTTTTAATGTGCCACGAATATACTCTTCACTAACCTTTGGGTATTTTGCATTGATGTTGTTTACTTTTGTTTCCTTGTCAGTTTTAAGAAAATCTACCAGCCCTTCCTTAGCCTTTTCGCCTTGGCCGAGCGGTAGATTGTCTAATTTTGAACCATTTATTCTTAGAGAGTCTAAACCCTCTTTTCCTTTATTGCTATCTCTCATTTTATCCTTCCTTATTTTCTTTTCTAAACTAAAAACTATGTAGCAATATTGTCGGGCTGACGTACAACCGTAACAGTAGTGCTTCCATCACCCTGAGTTTGATTCAGAGTAAATGGCAAAATAACTTTACCTTGACGAACATTCACAACAACACCAAAGTTAGCAGAGAGTGTTTTCGTGAACGTGTTGGAAACGGATGTTGTACTAGCTTCGACATCAAGAATCAAGTCATAAGCATCATCATCGGTTGTATAGGCTGTAATAACTCGATTAATTTCATAATCATCTACACCATCGTTCCAATCATCACCACCAGCGGCGGGACCATACAGCTTATTAATAGTTAGCTGAGTGTCGCTATCCACCGAAACAACCTCCCATACTCCACCAGAGGTAACATTTCTAACCAGCATACCAACCTGAACAGGAGTACCACCGCTAGACCAAGATGTCGCATTGCCAACTAAAGTAGTGTTATTACTTCCCGTATTACATGTACCAGCGGCATCTGTAACGGCAGTAAGAGTAAACACACCAGTAGAAGCATCTCGCGAGCTATACTCATACTTATGCTCTTGCTGAGTATCCGTGTTCCCTAGTCGAGACAACGCAGGATCGGTATCAACAACCCTAATATAACCAGACTGAGGAACTTGCTCGTTGAGAGATCCATCTCCAATAGTAATACTGGTGTCTCCAGCCGATGCAGCGGTCATACCTCCAAACTGATCTTTGTCGATAACACCGCTAGTTCCCGTGTCTCTTGCAACAAGAATTCTATCCAAAGCAGCGGTATTGGTAACTAAAATATAGTTCTGAACATCAGCAGAATCAGGATTGATAAACGCAACACCACGAGCACCAAAGATCTGACTACCCGTAAACGTACCAAATGGAGACGCTTTAGGCGAAGTAAAGGTAATAATACCGTAACTACCACCACCAGCAACAGTACGAGCTTCAACGGTATTACCACTAGTCACACCAGAAATCGTATCGTTGTCGATAATGGAATCCAAAGATGTTTGACTGTCAGAAAGTGTGATATAGTCTGCTGCACTAGCCCAAGCGGTACTGGTTGAATAACCAGCCAATCGTGCAGTATAACCGTTCTGACCAGTAACGTTCTCACCATCAGTCATAGCACCGCCAACGGCACCATCGAATTCTACAAAGGTATCAAGACCTCGGTACGTTTCTCCGGGCATGTTCGAAGAGTTAGTATCCCAGAAGCTATTGTCTTGACCGCGACGAGTAACGTACTTGATACGTTCGTACACTTTTGCAATTGCCACATCTCCTTGACAATCAACTGTAATCGAATAAGGTTCTGGAGTACCATTGCCATCATGATCGACATCGGTGTGATCAAGCGTGATTGTAACTGTACCACCCTCTCCAGCAGTAGCATCAGCCGGTCCACCGCTTGTTGTTCCGATTGTACCAGTGGTAGCTAGGAAACCATCATCAGCAGCGGCATCAAAGTCATAACCCTTGACCGCTGTTGTGCTACCAAGATCTGTCAAGTCACCGATTAGATAATAATCAAAGTTAGTTGCATCACCCGCAGTCACAACGCCCTTGGCTGTAGCTGTAGCAAATGTAGCACCAACATAAACCGCATTACCAACGGTTGGCGTTCCAGTAACGGAAGTAAGCGTACCACTATTACTGTATCCAGTAGTATTGTTAATATCTGGAGCAGAAGCAAGAGGCAGAGCGGAGAAACCACCACCAGCAACGTTAAGACGGAAGTTATCATACAGAGCAGTGTATCGACGAGCAAAAACCTCAACGTCACCATCTGCAATCAAAGTTCCACTATCTTTGACCTGAATCAGAATCGAGATAATACCAAGAGAGGCATCTGCATCAGTTGCCCACCATTGGAAGGTGTCACTTTGGCCCCAGCCTTGTACCTTTTCACGATTCTGGATAAGATAAACCTCTGTAGCGGTAGGAACGCTACCAATAGCCTGAATAGCGGAGAACACATGTTCACCATTCACACCCGCTGTAGACGAGGTAGAAGCACCCGCACCACCATCGGCAGTCACGGAAATCGAATCGGTTCCAGAAAAGGTATCAGTCGCAGGATCGTCTGGACGAATCCAAGCGACAGTCGTGCCATCTTGATCTCGGTCAAAGTCAAGCAAAGTACCGCTGTGAGTTGTGGTAGCTTGAATAACCTGACGACCAATATCAGTGGAAACAAAATTCGTGCCCCCAGTGTAAGCCACTTTAACAACACCGTCACCAGCAACGGTTCCAGTCAAACTCCAGTCTGCGGTAATAGCACCTTCTTTGAGATACTGAGTAGAGCTACGAGGAATAAAATATTGATTTTCCATCGTGTAAGCATTTGGCGTAACGGGAAGCATTGGATTCCTAAAACCCATTGCAACGAATTCGTCAGCCGCATCTGCAACAGCAGAATAAAGTTGATTTGTAGTGTATACGGTTTCGCTACTGCCCGTATGACGAACAGTTCTCATACCCGCTACGGCGTTAGATCCACCGTTTTGGTTGTTTTCATCATCAAAAAGGATTTCAAAATCCCCTCCGAGAATAGATATTGAACTCATTATTTAACTCCTAAGAAATTTATGGTTGGTTCATCAGCCTAGTTGTAATACACAAAAAAGACTAAAAAGTTGAAATAGTATCTTCGATCCATACCGCCACAACACTGAGTCCACTATTAGTTATCGTGTTATTCTGTGTAAATGGCAAATATCTTGTCACATCCAGTTTAACTTTCCTTCCCAAAGGTTGAGCCCCCGGAACAGTGGCAGAATTTTGTCTTGCCCTAATGTAATAATATGGTCCTTGGGAATTAACCGAGGTTGTAGCCCACCCCGAAGGAGCGTCCCATGAAACTATGTTTGGTCCAGTGTTTTGATAGCTATTTGTACCATCAGATAAATTGCTTACCGCTGTCCACGCACTACCATTCCAATATTCCCAAGTTAGACTAGCCACTCCAGCACCACCGGCGGTAGAAATGTCCAACTTCAACTGATTAAACTTTTCGCCATGCCCCCAATTATAACCGTCACCACTGACCGGGGAAATGGCGGGAAGTAGTGTAATATCATTTACCGCACTACTGTTGTTTGCCGTTGTTTCATCTGCAAAAGTACCACCACCGTTAGATTCCGCAATACCAGCAGTTGGAAAACCCTGATTGCGGCAGCGAACGACAACATCAATATCACCTTCATAGTTAAATGAAAATGAAAACGATCCGGTACTGTCTGCTAAACCTTCGGAAATAACATCACCCTCAGTAACACTTCCAACCGTTGCATCTGCAATAACCTGCACAGAAGTACCCTCACTAACACCAGAAATAGAAACCGATACCGCATTATTAATTGTTGTACTAGCCCCGGCTCCATTTCTAACGGTCGGAGTGTCACCACCATTAGTAATGTTGATGGTCACAGCACCACCGGAATTGTTATAAATAGCAGCATCATTTGTTCCATCTGCACCATAACCAGTAAAGGAGTTATTGCTAAAAGTATAAGTTCCCGTAGTGTCAAGCTCTATTGCATGACCAACTCCACCAGTATTGTCAAATGAACAATTCTGTATATTGTTTAATGTTGATGTATCTATTAAAGCCACCCCACTGGCAGTATCGGCAGTATTGAAAGTGCAACCATCCAAGGTTCCGCCACCCAAAGTTAGCAACGCAAGGCCAGTAAGCAAGCACCCATTCAACTCTGCGGCAGAAGTCATAGTTATGTCTGCAAAGTTGTCAAAAACACAAGATGTGGCTAAAAATGACCCAGATGTACCTGTAACAGTTATTACGGGGCGAGTATCTGAGGTTGTTGAATCTCCCTGCCCTAGAAAGGTACTGTTGGAAAAATCTATATCGTTTGTGGCATTCTGCAAATCAATACCTATGCCAGACCACCCCGGAGCGAATAATCCATCTGGAAAAGTCAAAGTCTGTCCAGAATCGTTGAAAACTGTTGCGGTGGCAGAACCTATCTGTAAAGTTCCGTACATAAAATAAATACCATCCAACTCCCTTACATATCCAAACCTATTGGTAGTAGTTCCGAAATCAAAGTCTGAAAAATCTTGCCAAGTACCGTCTGGATCTGCACCATCTCCACCAACCAATGTCAAACCAATAGCCAAATCTATAGCATCTAATCCATTGTTTGGAGATTTAGAAACGCCCGTCTGGTCGTACTCTATACCGTAATAATCTGCCGAAGCTAAGGCAGGACTACCCGTGGTTCTATCTCTAAACCCAGCGATATTGGGATCAATCGGAAGAATCAAAAAACTAGAAATAGCTGGATAAGTGTCGCCAAACTGGACATCATAATCATAATGATCGCCAGTTCCACTTCCAATGCTCAACTCTAAACCAACGTTACCAGAGGTGGATAGCTCTAGAAGACCGGGAGTAGCACAAATGTACTTAAACAGAACCGTAGTGTAAGTACCACCACCGCTCAAATCATCTGTAGTTCCGTTAATATAATAGAAACCTCTTTGTCCCGAAGCACCTTTTCTAGCTACACAGTTGCTTGATTGGTATTTGAAATCGGTTTCCAACGCCGCACCAGTACCACCACCAATATCGCCAATTCCAGTAGTGGATTCCATATCGGTTAATCTACTGTTCTGTGCTGATACGGATACAACTGCCATATTTGTTCTCTCGTTTAATTGTCAAACAAACTCACTCAACACATTATACACAATTAACAGAAAAAAAGCCGCCTCTTCCGAAGCGGCTTTTCTCGAATAATCTACCGTATTCGTTCTTAGAACGAGCCAGCGATGATTCTTCCCAGCCGTAGTAGCCTTGTCGCTGATGACGGTGAAGTGCGGGATCTTCAAAGATCTCAACTTCCTTCTTGACAGGCATAACGAACGAGTCGTTAGCGGATTGATCAAGACCAATAACCAACTCAACATCGTTTGATTCGATAGAACCACCCAAATCGTTGATGAAGTATTCTTGATACTCCTGTCCGTCACCGAACTCAAACAGGTCGTGAAGATTGACACCAAACACTCGTGTCAAAGAAGCACCATCATCCGATGCTGTGTAGATTTCACGACGGGAAACTTCGTCAAGCTGATCGACACCCCAGTTGCGGATATCTTCGATAGCTTCTGGCGACATGTAAAGATCAGTCAATCGACCGGGAGCAGTAACGCTGTTACCACCACCATTTCGACGCATAACAGTCTTCATCAAGCTCACCAATCGCTTGGTAAACTGACCAGCACCAGCATCGCCATCGTAAACCAAGATGTTACGGTCTACGGCAGCAGCCAGCAAAGTGTGCCATCCGTCATCGTTGATCTTCTTAACGAAGGACGATTCCAGAACTTGCATAGCTCGACTAACAACGCCCCAGTTAGCTTCCCTAGCGTATCGAAGCAAGAAGTCAATCGAGCTTGTGATACCGTAGGTGTTAACCATGACGTAATCACCTTCAACGTGACGCTCAGGAATACGTCCGTTACCGGGATTAGTGAAGGCGACGTGATCAATCTCGGTTCCGGGTGCCAAGAGATCCAATGGGAACTCAGGTGACGCTCCGGGCTCAAGAGGCATAGCCTCGTAGATACCGCGAACAACATCTCCAAACAAAACACCCTTACGCAAAGGTGTTTCCAAAGCCTTTGCGATTTCTCGCTGGGCTTGCATTGCAACCGATTTATCAGAATCACCAGACTGTTTCAGCAGTTCGATGAATTCAGGTGTAGGTCTGTTGTATGACATTATTTCTTCTCCTTTAGTTGTTTAAATTAGAGGTTAGTGTTAGGGAGGTCGATGAAGACCTTGGCGTAACCGTACTGATCAACATCGCTCAAGAAGCGACCAACAATACGGGTAGAACCGTCATCATCAGCGTCATCAGATACGATGTTACTTGTTGCCAAGTTGCCACTGTGACCAAGGTAAGCCAAATCGCCCTGATTAGGAGCAGTGCCTTCCAAGGCATCGGTTACAACCCAACCCTTACGGAGAAGAGTGACTTTGCCGCCCTTCTGAACTTCATCTTTGTGCTGATTCAAGTGTTGACGAGTCAGGTCAATGTTAACCATATCGTTAATCAACAGCCCAACTGGAACAACACCAGAGGCGTCAGCAGCATAGGTAACAACAGCGTTACCGTTATCCATTGAAGCACCGCTACCAGCAGTACCATGTGCGACAACCCCACCTCGTTCTGCAACTTCATTCATGAAGTAAGAGATGTCTGTTGCCAGAGTAGATCTATCTTGTTTGAGAGCCATTATTAATTCTCCTTTGAGTTTGAATAACTAGTTGTTTTCTTTTTGACCAAGAACAGAACCGATCCATTCTGAAGCCACGGCACGAAGATTTTGAGCGGGATCTTCCTCGCCCATAGCCTCTGCAACAGCAACTTCTGGAGATGTTTCAACATCGTCCAAAATTTCTTCGCTTGCTTCAGCAGAATCAACTTCTTCTTCTTCAGCCTGCTCAGATGCTTTTTCCTTAAGAGCTTCCTCTTTCTCCATTTTTTTGTCGCCAGCCTTCTTTTTCATCATGGCAACAATTTTACTGAATGTTTCGTCGTCAACCAACTCAAATTCAGCAACGGTTGCGGAAGCCTCTTCAGCGTCAAAACCAGCTTCTTCAAGCTCTGCCTTTCGCTTATACATAGCTTCTTTCTTTTTCATTTCCTTCAACTCTTCCATTTTCTTCTTCATATCTTCGTCTTTAGCAGCCATAGCTTCTTGTGCTTCTTCCAAAGATTTGGCAAGAGTTTCATTCGCAGCGGCTTGTTCTGAAACCTTTTCAGACAAACTTGCGATTGTAGCTTCGAGACTCTGAATTTTTTCTTCAAATTCAGCCTGTTGCTCGGCAACAACTTTCTCTTTAAGAGCCTCGTTAGCAGCTTTAGCTTCTGCCAACTCAGCACGCAGGTCATCAACCTGCTTTTCGTAATTATCAGACATATTCTTCTCCTTTAGTGAAGATAAAGATAAAACTTTAGATTGAGATTCGTCAAAAAAATCATTTCCTTCCAGAATTATACTTCGTGGGTTTGCGGGTTTGGAAACTAAGCCTTTACCAGAGAACGATAAGTTTCTTAACAGTCTTCCCACTTGGTAGTCTTCGTACTTTCCATCACCTCCGTATGACCTTAAATGCTTAGTCAAGAATGCAGAAGCCTCGTTCCGTCTGATAACTCTAAATTCGCCATCTTTTGCTAAGGCGTAATCAAAGTTTGGAAAAAGACATTCCATACTAACAAACCATTTGTTTTCTTCTATTTCTTGAACTAGGTTTTGTATTCTAGACCTGCGGTCAGGATCAGACCATTCAGTGTAGATTACAGCAGAAGTGAGGATGTTGAATTGACCGGGGATTTCTTCCGAATTTTGATCCACAGGATTACCATCAAAATCAACCACTTCATTTGCAGTGATATGACCAATAATGTCATTCTCATCGTGCATAAAGTTAAACGGCTTGTCTTCTGGTGTATGTCTTGCTTCCCACAATTCTTTTGGATCAAAAACATCATCGTTTTTATTCCAGCCAGTGCTTACCAAGATGGATTTTAGATAAAATAAATCTATCTGACCCTTATTCTCGGCTAATGCAAGCTCACCACTATCTCTACCTTCTGCCAATATTTTTTGCAGTTTTTCTACAGCTTCCGGTGAAGGTTTAGCATTAGATTCCGCGATGGCGTAGCAGGCCACAGAGTTGTTCTGTATTTGATCTGCTAAACCATCATTTATTTCAGATTGATAAATAGGTATATTCATATTTGGATTCTCCATATCCAATAATACACAAAAAATAAGAAAGGGGGTTTAATTTGACCAAAAGCAGAATATTTCCGCGAATGAAGAAGCGTAAATATGACGCATTTCAGATGTGTTAGGCTTTCTTTGTCTAACGCTATTAAAGGTGGTGGCTTTGCCATCAACCATATCTTCAAATGCCTTACTAGGCTTAGTATTAGATTGTAAAACCTCTTGTATAATCTCCGGTGTAACCTCAATCATGGGCTCCATACCAGTGAATATACATAGCTTAAGATACTCCAATTCCTCAACTTGGGATTTACTCAAGGCACGAGCGTCCGCCTTTCCAAAGTGAGTGCAGGCAATAGGGGTCATAACCTCCGATATCTTCTCTTGAGCCTCTATACCCCACAACACAGCGGAAGTAGGTTCGCCACTACGGGGCAAAACACGCCGCTGCTTTCTTGGTTGGTTATCCGGGGCGAGTGGCGGTCTTCCGGGTTCATTAACAGGTTCGCTCTTTTTCTGATTAGGACCAGAGGGTTTTACTTCAACCTCCTCTTTTTCCTCATATGGTAAACCTATTTGTTCAAAATACTCTTCAGAATCAAGAACATCCTTGGTAATACCAATTTTCGCCATATCCTCTTTGTGATGAGGATTATGGTATGGACCCGCCTTGTTGGGGGTTTTAGGATCGTTACGATCTCTTTCCTCTCGTCTCACGCGAACCCTTTCAATACTTGGCAATTCTCTAAATCTCTCAAGCAAGGTTTCATCAGACAGAATTCCCCTATCGGTCAGGTCCATAAGCAATTTCTTCTGTGCAGACTCATCAGAGAGTATAATACTATCAAAGTGAATTTCAGCAGGAAGTCTGAAGCCCATAGCTTTTCTGACGTACTCTATTTCCTGCTTCCAAAACTGTGCCAATATCTCCCGGCCATACTCTAATCTTTCAATAAGGGTTTTTAGAGAAACGTAGTTATTGGTATAACCACCACTAGCACCAGAGGCACCGGTAAGAGTCGGAGGAATTCCAAGTCCAGCATAGATACTGGTAAGAACTGGTTGATATTTCTCAGATCCTAAGAACTTGTAGGCTTGAGAATTACTTTCTGTAAATTTAAGCTCTGGACCCCAAACCAAATCCATCGTGCCACCGCCAACGTTGCTGGCAAGAATGTCTCTGATCTTCTGAAGACCCGCCTTTGTTGGAACAATCTTATGGTCATAGTCGCCAACGGTCCACAATCTAACCTGACTAATCGTACCATCCAAAGCCGCCAAATCAGCCAACTGCATTTTCTGCAACATACGTACATCGTCCAGAATAGCATAAATCATTGGGTTAGCCCAAAGCAGCCAATCGTCTTTTTTATAGTGGAAAAAGAAGGTATTATTAGGATCTAGAGGAATCCTTCTTTCGCCATTCTGCACCTGTTTCTGTAGATCCTTGGGCAATGTTTTAAAAACAGCCTCATTCGTAGTGGCGGTTTTTATCAGGGCTTGCTGGGTATACTTGGAAATATTTAGATAGAAACTAGGCTTGCCAACAGCCAACATACCCGCATCGCTAATATCTACAGCAGTAGGATTCAAAAAATCATACATCCAAGGAATTTCTCTGCGTGGAACCTTTTTAGGGTCAATAACAATGTCGGCACCAGCAGCACGCTTTAATTCGGCTTCTTTTTTTCTATCTAGTTTAGCAGTTCTGCGTTTTACAATGACGTTTCCACATCTGTAAAGATAGTTTAGAAACCTCTCAGATCTTTCATATCCGTTGACCTGATTAAACCATTTTCTATAAAATTTTTCAATTGTTTTATTTGGATGAACAAGCACCAATCCCTGACTGGCAAAATCACCCATCAAGTCAATAACATTACGGATAATGCCAACGCGATCATAAGCCTGCATACATGCAGCAATAATCTTCTTTTGGCGTTGAGGTATGGCTTCGCCCGGACGAAAGGCGTCATAGTCGCCACGATCAAAAGATGGCCGAACATTTCTGTTTGGCTCAATATCTAGATAAGTCTGCTTTCTACCGCCGTAGTAAGGCCCAATTCCATGAGCTTCCGACTTATATACTACTCCATCATAACCCTCTAGGTTAACATTGTTGGTTATTTTGTCTTTTTCGGCATCGCTTGCCCACGTTTGATAAAGAGGGTCTTTAGACATTTAGATTGTTTCCTTTGCAATACAATTGACGATATGATTGTCGATTACATTGCTATACACAATCTAATAAATATCCTGCGTTTTTTCCACGAACCAAGCTGGACCCTGAAACAATTTTTCACCAACGCCACTAAATGACGGTGAACCATCCGCAAAGCCGCCAAAAGCACCAGTTTCCAATGTGGTTTTTTCCACAAGCAAACTTCGAGCAGACATATTAGCCATAATCAAAGAAGAGTACCTATCCTTTCTGAGTCTACTCTTTCTGCCCGCACCAGTTTTTACCTCTGGGGTGTCCCATCGTTCTCGGCCCGTATTTGTCTGCGTTATAACAATCATAGATAACTCATTCTTGAGTTCTTCGATCTCCATAACACAGTCTTCCAAGGTGTCGTACTTTCTTCCGACAGACTTGTCTACCTCTAGAGCAATACCAAGACTAGCAGTGTCAAAATATGGGAAAAGCACAATCTTATCTTCAAAGTCTTTTCTTAATCCGTGATTCGCTTCCGCCAGCCAATCATACTTGGCAAACTGACACATCCGCAAAATATGAAGTCCGGGGTGATCGTCTGTGTCCTTGGCCTTTTCCTCGATAACGGGCCATATCGGTAGTTCTCCCGCTGGTATCTTGTCTTTGTCGTGCAACGCCTCCATGACAGCAATACCGCCACCCTGAGCATCCATAGCGATCTCAGCACACGGAAACGACTTCATTAATTCCCTGATCTTTTTTGCACAATAAGAATAAAAATCATCTTCATCAACAAGTTTAGACTTTAACTTTTCTTTGTGTGATTTTCTGTTGGTGGTCCAGCAATGTACAACCTTTCTGTGGTCTGAATTAACCTCCATAACAACAATGCTAAAGTTATCCACCTCAGACGCAGGGTCAACACCAAACACATACTTCTTGTTGGTGTCACCCTTCAAAGATGCCTCGAACACTACTTCGCCAGAGTGTGGCAGAGTGACTGGTTCCTTGGGGTTTGTTGTACAGCCTTCGATAAGACTACGTTTAAAGAATCCTTGGCTGTCGGTGGTAAATACAGCACCATATTCCATTTGATAGATACCAGCGTGAACTGTAGCCTTGGCACGACCAATTTGACCTGCGTCCATAAAACCATCAGGTAATTTGTTGACAGGAATACGAGTAACAGAATAGTGAGTGTAATCAAAATCAG